TGCTTCCACTTGATCCAGAACTTCCACTTGAACCAGAAGTACCACTTGATCCCGAAGTACCACTTGATCCAGAGCTACCACTGCTTCCACTTGATCCAGAACTTCCACTTGAACCAGAAGTACCACTAGATCCCGAAGTGCCACTTGATCCAGAGCTTCCACTGCTTCCACTTGATCCAGAACTTCCACTTGAACCAGAAGTACCACTAGATCCCGAAGTACCACTTGAACCAGAGCTACCACTGCTTCCACTTGATCCAGAACTTCCACTTGAACCAGAAGTACCACTTGATCCCGAAGTGCCACTTGATCCAGAGCTTCCACTGCTTCCACTTGATCCAGAACTTCCACTTGAACCAGAAGTACCACTAGATCCAGAAGTACCGCTTGAGCCAGAACTTCCACTGCTTCCACTGCTTCCACTTGATCCAGAGCTTCCACTTGAACCAGAAGTTCCATCTAATCCAGAACTACCACTTGATCCTGAACTTCCACTGCTTCCACTTGATCCAGAACTTCCACTTGAACCAGAAGTGCCACTTGATCCAGAAGTTCCATCTAATCCAGAACTACCACTTGATCCTGAACTTCCACTGCTTCCACTTGAACCAGAAACACCACTAGTGCCTGAAGTACCGCTAGTACCAGCAGAACCAGAATTGCCCTGTATTTTTTTAATTTTATTATCTTCAATAACTAAAGAATATAAACCTTCAGTTGCTGTAGTTTGTGGCAATTGAGTAAATACTAAATCATTTGATTGATTATAGTACAATGTCCCTGTAGTCAAAGAATCAATACCATTAAAAACAGATAAATAACCTGAAACACCACTACCATCAATCACACGCTTACCGCTAAGAGGTGATAAATTTATAATATTATTTATATAACCAGAACTTATAAATAAAGTGTTTGAAAACTGAGAGACAACTTCTTGTGTATTTATTGCTCTAACTTTTACAAAATAATTAGTATCTTCTTTTACTGGAAAAGTAAAACAAGGATCAATTGGCGAATAAACAAAATCAGCAAAACCAGTTATTCTCTTAGCTATTGAAATACCAGTTACAAAATCAGAAAAATCATTAACCTTAGAATTATCGACTGCAAAATTTGGAATATACCTATTATCTGAATAAGTTCCAGTATATACAGAATTTTGAGATAAACCTCCAGACGGTAAAAATAAAAATGAATTATTTCCCGTATAAGCATAACTTAAAAATACTTCTGAAGAATTAGAAAATCCTGATGGGATTACTATTTCTGAAATATAATTTAGACCAGAAGTATATTGATCATATAAACCAGTAGGTAAAGAACCAAAATTATCTACATAAATAGTGTGATCATACCATTGAATACCTGACTGACCATAAGTTCTAAAAATATTTGAATCTGTAATCGCACCTGTTCCAGAACCTGAAAAAATTCCTTGAATATTTTTAGGTAAAAAATTGGATGTATAATAATCATAGTTGTTTTTATTAATTCCGCTTTCTTCTACTAAGATATGAAAATTATAATCTTGAGAATTAGCATTAGCACCTTGAAGTCTATCCCATGTTATAAAAGCTTCAAGATTTAAATTTTTATCAATATTGTTCAAATCGCATCTTACATAACCCGTTAAATCTTCAATTTTTGAAGGTAAAACATCTAATGAATATGAATTTAATTTTATTCCTGAAGAATTTACTATTTGCCCAGTTGTAAAATACCCATAAGGTATTAAATGTAAATAAAAAGGAGTAGAAACAGAGTTATCTCCACCGCCAGGATTTGTTAAAGAATTAAAATAGATATTAGGAATAGAAATATTAGATAAATTTCCACCACCTTGAACATCTAAATTAAATAAATATGGATCTGTTATTGACCTAAAGTCAATACCAGTTGTAGCAAAAACAGATATTTTACTTATTGCATAAGGATTATTAGAATCTAAACTTAAACTTACTGTATCAGTAACAGAGTAACCAGAAATACTTATTTCTGGAACTCCAAAATTAATTAATGCTATTCCAGTGCTTTTATTATTCTGATAATCAACACTAACTACATCGATAAAAAATTTGCCAGACAAATTTAAAAAACCTGAAATACCAGTTGTTTGATTAAACAATTGAGCAATTTCTATAGAATTTGCTGAATAATTTGTATCTTTAATTGAATAAGGATTATTATATAATAAATTTCTATTTATATCGTAATAAGATACATTAAAACCAGAAAAACCCGCATCAGTAATTGTTCCATCTATAATCTCTTTAGATACGGGCCTTTCGACTGTCCACTTTAAATTAACATTTGATTCATATAAATTACCAATTATCAATGGCGTATTTAAATTTAAACCATAAATTGAAGCGGATGTTGTTTTATCAAATGTTGATAAAGCATTATCAAAAGAAAAATCAATTGATTTTATTGAAAAACCAGCATCATAATTTATTCCAGTTGATGGTATAAAAGCCATAAATTAAATTACACTAAAATTAATTTCTTATTTTTATCATAAGCATAAAAATCAATTGAATATTGAGGAGAAAATGAAGATTGTGATAGATTAATTTCTCCTAAAAATACTTCTATAAACTTAGCATTATCTCTATCAATTGTGAATGTCAAACTTTTACCATCTTTAGTTATAATACATTTTAAACCATAAACATTTAAGTTAGATGATATTTTGGAAGTTTTATAAATAGATATAAAATCAATTTTCAACTCTTTATATTTATTTTGGGAAAAATTAGCAATCAAAGTTTCATTTTCAATTGGGAAAAAATAGTCATAAAATTTATTTGTAGCTTTCGAGTAATTTATATCTCTATCAAAAAGATATTGATTATTAAAAAAAGTTTGAATTTCTGAATCTGTAAAAGCTGTAGATATATAATTATCTGTAGAAAATATTATTTCTTTTTTATCGTTTTGAAAAGAATCTACATATTGATCTTTTTCAACATAATCAAATTTTTGTTTTGAATACTTTAATGCTGATATCGAATAGTCATTAATTGAATTTTCTGATATGCTTATAATTCGATATAAATCGCCATCATCTGTATAATTTTTCAAATATATTGTAAAAGAAGCTCCAGATCTTAAATAAGCAAAATTACCATATTCGTAATCAGGATATGGAGAAAAATTAACATTATTAATAGAAGCGTATGGAGTATTAAACGCAGCAACTGCGTATAATGGATTTCCAATATTTCTAGAAGAAGAAGATAATAAAGTATTATTTATATAATAAAGTATATTTTTGCCATCAAATATTATTTTCAAAGTATCTGTTTCTTTCAAATTTGATGCTACTGGACTACCATATGATCCATTATTTATTATATATAAAAATCCATTAGCAACATATAATCCATATTCTATATCTGTTTCATCGATTGTCGGATTATCAATTTCACTTAATCCACATACTAAATAAGTCGCAGGATAAACTACATTAAAAGAGATTTGACAATTATCTGTATAACTTTGTTTAGAAAAACATTTTCTTGTCCAAGAAGCTCCTCCAACATTATCTCCTGAAACAGTTCTATTATTATTAGAAATAAGAACTTTTTGTATTATATTCCAAGAAATATAAGCTTGATCAGTCAGTTTTAATCTTAAATTAGTGTTATCTACAGATTCAACAAAAAACGTTAATTCATTCAATTCATTATTGATCAAACTAAAAATTTTTACTAATTTTCCTAAAGAATCTTCAGCAACTTCTCTATCTATAGAAATATAATTATTATCAACATCTATAGATGTAATTTTACCATATATTAAATTACTATTTTTTAAAGCATCGCTTATTCTTATTATATCACTTATTTTCAACATTGATATTTCAATGCCGCCCGAAAAACTTACTGTTTCAGATTCTAATTTTTGTGTCGCTAAAAACCATTTTCCTAATCTGTATGCTTGGTACTTAGATGTAACACCAAAACCTAAAATTTCTGTTTCTACAATACCTAATTTTTGAATTAGTTCTGGATCTTCTACATATACAATTTTATCTTTAAAATTATCATTTTTGTCAGAATAAGAAACTTTTGCTACTGAGTAAGAACTATTTAACTGAGATGAAGTATAAGTAAATAATCCATCTTTAATATTTGCATTATTAAAAACATATGTCACATCCTTTGGAACATCGCTAGTTAAATTTAAGAACCCATTATTGAAATAAAAAATTCCTCTAAAAATTGAACTTAAGTCAGATAAAATTTTTAATCCTTCGGATTCATTATTTATTATTAAGTTGGCACTGAATCTAGGCTCAAGAAATTCATCAAATGATTCGTGTTTTGCGACACATTTTCCTGAAACTACTTTTAAAGCAGTATCAAATATTTCTTTCGAAGAAAAATCTATAGAAACTTGTTGATCTTTTGAAACGGTATTGGATATAGAAATTGTATTTGATGATATATATGAAGCAGCATAAGTTTTAATATAATTTTCTATATTTAAATTAGATGGATCTTTTGAAAGATAAGCTTTTAATTTTTCAAAAAAAACTCCAGTTCTATCTGACTCTATAAATCTTCTTGGCCCAAAATCATTTATCAATGTTATGGCTGCAACTGTACCGCTTGTTGCAACAGTAAGAATCACTTTCTTTACATTTAAATCAATATCTTGTTTATTTATATCTTTAAGATCATACAAATAAATAGTACCTCCAATTGGGTATCTTAATAATAATTGCTGCAAACTTTCAGTTGTATTTATAAAAATTGTATTAAAGAACTGATCACCAAATTTCAAATCATAAACATATGTAAAATCCTGAGCAGAATATTTAGTTGCACAATTTGTTTTTAAAAGTTCGTCACAATATTTAGATATTTTTAAAAGCTCCCATTTATTTATATCATTTTGAGATATAAAAGATCTAGCTAAACCATATCTACTATTTGTGCATAAATCATAAAAAATCCAAGCTGGATTATCAGTCCATCTTAATGTTTTACTAAAATTTCCAGACCAATCTCCAACATATTCTCTAGCTTCTGAATCGTAATTGTCAGGAACTAAAACTTTTAATAATTTAGCATCAAAACTTCTTACAGGGATAGAAGAAAAATGCTTCGAACTAACTTGCGTTTTACAATAAGCAGAAAATGGATAAGAAAAATTATATCCTAAATATTCTATTACGCTATTAACTGAAAAATTTCTAACTAAAATACCTCCCGTATCAAGAGCTGGAATTCTATTAGATATACTATAAACGTTCACAATAAATTCTGGATTTGTTAATCCAAATCTATCTTCTTCTGTAATTGAAATATCAAAAGATATAAAAGAAGCATTTTGTTTTGAAAAATATCTACCAGAGAACAGCAAATAAACTGATTCTTGTTTAAAAGAATTTTTTACAGAAACTATAAAACTTATTGGAGCAGTTTGATTCTTTCCTTTGCCATCAACAAAAAATAATTCATCAATACTAATTATTACTTTAATACTGCTTGTATATTTATTTTTAACATAATGAGAGAAAACTCTTGCAACATTCTCTAACTGTATATAACGTAAAAAATTTTCGTCTAAAGAACTATTATTCCAAGATTTTAAATTATTTTTTACATCTGTTTGCCACAATGTAAAACCAAAAGAATCTAAATCATAAATTTTAGTTCTATATTCATATATACTACTTGATTGAGCATTGAAAAAAGGTTTTTCATAACCTAAATTAACAGAACCATTGCTAGAACTAATATTATAACGTTTTGATTTTATATCTCTTATCGGAATATCATTAAAATATACGCCGTAAGATAAACTTGAATTATTAGTAGTTGCTTCTATAGTTGATAAATCAACATAGTTTAAAGTATTTCCAAAAGAATCCACTAAGCCCTCAATTGGTCCTTCAGAAATCAAATCTATAGATTCATAATAAGTTTCTGAGTCAATTGGTCTTGGAACTCTATCACTAGTAGCAGTGCTAAATGTAAAAGGCTGTTCACCAATAAAAATATTTGAATCTGGTGATAAAGTGATATTCATCCTTGTCCTAGTTTATTATTTATAATTAAATTATTTGAAATTACGACAGAACCTATTTTAACGCGACCATAACCCAATGGAATTGGAACGTTTCTTTTTGTTACGTTTTCATATCCTGAAAATAATCTTGAATTAGTTTTAACATCAACTGGTGATTTTGGAGTCATTATTTTACTTATTAGTAATTGTATACCTATTGAAACAACCAACATTAATAAAAAAGCAGTTATACCAAAATCGCTACCTATCAATAAAGGAACGACTTCAACAGTAGAATCTTTTTTTAAAATAGGAGAATCTAAATATTCTGGAGGCATTATTTTTCCATCTACATATATTATAAAATTAGATATATATGATTCTAAATGACCTAAAGTTTTAACTAAAGATCCAGTATTAGCCTCTATAGCATCAAATATTTCGTTAACGCTAGAAACATTAAGTTGCCAGTCTAATTTCAAATAGTTTTCAAAAATACCATGTAATTTTACTGAAACCATATAATATATTATTTACACTTCATTTCAGACCAAATTTTAGTTTTTTTACACAGAAGAAGCATATTTAAATTATGAAATTTTTGATAATATCTGTCTTGGTCTGAAAAAAGAGAGTTATCATCATGGCTATGAAATAAATATTCAATAATATATTCTTTTTTAATTTGTAAAAAATCAAGTGGAGATATTAAAAAATGGTTATCTTTAAAAGGATGTTTATTTTTTACCTGTATAAAATTAAAGCTATTATTTTTATCTTTAACTATAAATCCACAAATCTCTCCTTCTTCATTTTCGCATATATTTATAATTTTTTGTTTTAATTCTTCATTTATCATTTTGATAAGGGAATGTGGCTGGAAAACCTCCATAAGGTAATGCTGTATTAGCACTAACAATATTGTTTTGAAGAACATAATCTTGAAATCTTAATAAACAACCTGTTAAAGTTTTAGAGCATTTATCCTGTTTCCACACATTTGAATTTTTCTCAGGAAATTTATTAGAAATATTATCTTCAATACACACAAAAAAAGTTTTAGGTTTATTAGTAAAATTCATTTCCGATTCATTTTCGACTGCGCTTACAGATGAAAAATAATTAACATAAACAAAGTCACCTTTATTATAAACTACATTTGGCGACCACTCTCCTTTAAAATTTAATCTATCTAAATTATAAGAATTATTTCTAAGATTAGGTTTATAATTTGCTAAAAATGTTTTGTTATTTTCATCAGCTATAGGCAAACCTGGATCAGCAGATGAAGAATTGCCTCCCCATTCTGTATTTTTAAAATATGTGCTACTAGGTGCTAGATTTGACGTAGTTGAAGATGTTCCTACTTTACATGATATTGAAGGTCCAGCATAATCTGGTTTATTTCCATAATTACATCCATAACATCTATAATTCCAAGAACATGTATCATTAGTTATTTTTCTTAAAGGTAGAGATAAATTTTCTAAATCAACCTTTGTTACCAACTCTAGCTCCACATTATTTTTATTTTCTGATTTCTTTAAATTAATAATAAATTTATCATTAGAAATATAAGTATTAAAATTTGAGACTCCGAATGGATTAATTC